GAACAATTAGATATGATGTATTGGGATAAAGTCAATGGGACTACCACTTGGGAAGATACGATTCAGGCAATCAAAGATAAGTATCCAAAGACCATCACAGGTGGCACAACCATCGGTGAAGTCCCTGCTTGGGTTCAAGAAGCAGCAGACAACTGGACATTCAACAAACAACTTCGTGAGTATGTTGCTGCTGTTGAGAGATTAGAGCATTATATTCTCTCCGAAGGTCGTCCAGAAATTCGTGAAGATGTTGTAGTAGAAACCAAAGAAGTCTTTAATGAAGAGACTGGTGAGTTAGAGACTGTCAATGTCACAGAGAATGTAGTAACACAAACTGCTATTGAACCACTGGAAGCAACAGTAGAAGTTACTACAACAGACCCAGAGACAATGGAGTCAACCACAGAGACTGTCAGAAACCCATTGATTGTCAAGGATGAGGAAGAGAGAGCAGCGGCACAAGCAGTTGTTGATGCCACACCACAAGCAGTCATTGATGCAGTAAATGCTTGACAACTGATATAAATCTATTATATTATTCAAAACAAAACGAAAATGAATTTTGCAGTTTATTCAAAGGACAACTGTCCTTATTGCCATAAAGTAAAATCTGTATTAGAGTTGACAGGTAATAACTTTGTGGTGTATACTCTTGGTGAGGACTTTACCAAGGAAGAATTTTATGCCGAGTTTGGTAAAGGATCAACATTTCCTCAAGTAATCTGTGATGATAAAAAGTTAGGAGGATCCGTTGACACAATCAAATTCCTCAAAGAACAACAACTCGTCAAATAAGACCATAAATAAACCAGAAGACCACTTCAACCGTGGTATTGAAGTTATTCTTAATGGAGGCAAAAGAAAGCAGACTCAACCGTTCCACATCATCTTTGAGAAGATGGTTTGCTTTCTAAATCGGGAAGTTACCATCTATTTTGAGTTTTCCTTCAAGTCAAGGAAGAGAAAAGTAGTTTCCCGAGGCAAGAAAAATGTTAGCAGCTAGTTTAGTTTTCGGTTCATTTTTAACCGTATTGTTTCTAATAGTGGGACTCATAGGAGGTTGGGTTGCTAGAGAATATATGTTAAATTATCAGGATAAACCAAATCTTCACCCAGAATTTTTTGATGGTGATGGTAATGTAATTCCTGATGAAGTCCTTGCCGTTCGTTTTGAAGAAGGATTCTTCGATGATGATATGGAGGAAGAGGACGAATAATACAACTCTAAATAATCAAAATCGTTATTAATTGTTTTTTTAATTATGGCTACGACAAGAGTAAAAGCAACAAAACCTGAACCGATTCCTGAATTGGCACGAAACCCATTTGCCTTTGAAGTTCTAAACCTTGCATCAAAACAGAGAACCAAGGCAAAGAAAGTAGAAGTTCTCAAAAAATATGAGGATCCTTCTTTGAAGGCAATCTTCATTTGGAATTTTGATGAGAGTATTATCTCGGTACTTCCACCTGGTGATGTTCCCTATGCTGCTGTGGACGAAATGGATTCGTTCAAAGGAACATTGAGTGAGAAGATTTCTGATGCAGTGAACAAAATGGGTGAACTGAATACGGTTTCACTTGGTTCTCAAGATCAGGGACGTTCTTCGATTCGTAAAGAATTCAAGAGGTTCTATAACTTCATCAAAGGTGGTAATGATTCGTTGAGTTCTCTTCGTAGAGAGACAATGTTCATTAATATTCTTCAGGGACTTCATCCACTGGAGGCAGAAATCTTATGTCTTGTAAAGGACAAGAGATTGGAAACTAAATATAAGATCACGAAAGATATTGTAAGCCAGGCATATCCCGATATTAAGTGGGGTGGGCGTTCGTGAGTAAAGTAGAGAGTATTGTCGGTCAGGAGGTTAATTTGGAGTGGACACCTGAAGAGAAAAATAATCTACCTCCCCAATACGGTTGTCAAATTCTTTTGCAAGATACTACTGTAGAGCAAGCAAAAGATCCTTCTTTTCCTAACGATGCTTATCTAATCTGGTATGAAGTTGATGGTGTAACTCGTATTGATCTTTGTAGGACCAGTAAGAGGGTCAATCTTTTTGATCTCTACTATGATAAGTTTGGACCAGGAGCAGTTAAGAAAATCGATTTTGGATACGGTAGAACCAATCCTAAAATTTGGGGTTATAAGCAACCTGAAAAGAAGAAAAGAAAATGACAAACCCTAATGAGTTGAACATCAACATTGATCCTGACGAGGTCAAAAAGATTGCAAAAAAGTATAAGAAACTCAAAAAGTATATGCGTTCTCCTCTTTTTGAAGTCAAGAAGATGGACGGAAACGAAAAGGTCATCTCCAAACTGATGGAAGGTGTTAGTGATTTGGTTGAGTAAAACCAAAATCGACCTTTGATTCCAAATATCGGCGGAAAATTTCCCGGCAAAATTTTGAATTCTTAAGGTTTTTTAAAACTGTATCGTATTTTACAAACCGATATTGCTAAATATCTGCGACAGGGGTATAATACCCTTACGTTCATCCTATGATACTACCTCTCCTGCTGGCAATTGCCCAACCAGAACCGTCTTTACTTCTCACTTGTGAGCAGTTTGAGTGGTTGTCTGAAAGGACTATGAAAACTGAATCTCTTTCTGTATGGAAAAAGATTGAGTTTATTGCTAGATATGCAGACTGGACTGACCCCGCCTGCTTCCCAGAGGTAGAACAATAGGACGCAAGTAGGACGACGCGGAACGGATCGTTCATCGGGAAACCGACGCAAACGCCGCCCGAAGGAACGGGATTTAACACATCTCATTTCTTTGGAGTAAAACTATGTCTAAAGTTGTTTATCGCGGTCAAGCATACGACACCGAAGTTCGTAAGCAGCAACAAGCACAACAGCAACCTCAACAATACAACGAGACCTATCGTGGTATCAAGTATGTTAAGGAGGGTAAGTGATGCAGAAACTCAATTTTCTTCAACTCATTAAAGAGAAGAAGCAAAAAGAAGATCGCCGTCACAAAGCAGAACTCTGCATGGCAGGAAACTGTCAGGTAGGTAAAAAGTGATTCCTCTAATCAGTGGAATCGTTTTAGGTTCAACTGCTTTTATTCTTCTAATTTATGCGGAAGTACTATTGCTGAATAAGTAATGAAAAATTACACATATCACTATGATGATATGGATAAAGATAACAGACCACCTGCCTGTTATCAATTAACATATAGAGGTTGCAAATACTGGTCTTGCTATCTCGTTCATTTGGACGAGTGGTTTGAAAAGTTGCTAAAGTTTGAGGGGGATTGATTCCCCTCTTTTTTTGTGCTAAAATACGTCCAGTAAGAACCTATCTTATGGAAAAGGACAAACTAAAACTTATTGTCCGTAACCTTGAACTTTTGGTAGATTCTCTCAAAGCAGAAGTGTACTCTGATGTTTCTGCATATACCAAACCTTCGAGTTACGATGAAATTGCAACAGGTCTCCACGATTATGATGAGATCTTTGATGACGATGATGGCTACCCTGATTGATTAAGAAATGACTGTAAAACTTGTAAGCGTAACTCCCGATGCGGAACAGACAATGGCATATGTTGCCAGAGTTTCGAATCCCAACAATCAGGAAAATCCCAACTATGCGAAACTGTTGGGTTATTGTATCAAGCATAATCACTGGTCTGTGTTTGAACAGAGTTTTATGACTCTGGAGATTGAGACTACTCGTGGTCTGGCAGCTCAAATTTTGCGTCACCGTAGTTTCACATATCAAGAGTTTTCCCAACGCTATGCTGATTCTTCCCTACTCTCGGAGACGATCCCGCTCCCAGAACTTCGCCGTCAGGATACCAAGAATCGTCAGAATTCTATTGACGACATTGATCCTGTCGTCCAGCAGGAGTTCGAGATCAAGATGAGAAGGCACTTTGATGAGGCAATGGTGCTTTATCAATCAATGCTTGATATGGGGATCGCAAAGGAGTGTGCTCGTTTTGTGCTTCCTTTGGCAACGCCCACTAGACTCTATATGAGTGGTTCTTGTCGTTCGTGGATCCATTATATCCAACTGCGTTCTGCTAACGGCACCCAGAAGGAACATATGGAGATTGCAGAGCAATGTAAAAGAATCTTTGCAGAACAGTTTCCTACGGTGGCAGAAGCACTGGAGTGGGTCTAAATAAATTATCTTGAATATTATTATTTCCTAACAATGGCAACATATCCTGTGGTTCACAAAGAGACTGGTGAACAAAAAGAAGTAACAATGAGTGTTCACGATTGGTCTCAATGGTGTAAAGACAATCCCGAATGGCAACGGGATTGGTCAGACCCATCAACCTGCCCACAACCTGGAGAGGTTGGTGAGTGGCGAGATAAACTCGTCGCCAAAAATCCTGGATGGAATGACGTTTTAC